CGAAGGTGGTTTAGGGGCAAAAGAACTTGCAATGGTTGTTGCGCCTCCGGGAGTGGGTAAGTCTCTATACCTAGTGAACCAAGGTGTTCACTCAATGATTGAGGGCAGGAAGGTCTTGTACGTCTCGCTTGAAATGAGTGAGGACAAGATTGCTCAACGGTTCGATTCTGTTATGACGCTGATTCCACAGTTTCGTCTAAAGGATCCTGCACATCAGCTTACGGTCAAGGAACGTCTTGATATGTTCAAGTCGCAGTTCCCCGGTAGCGAACTTATGATCAAGGAGTTTCCTACGGGACAAGCCTCGATTAATACTGTCCGCAACCTTCTTGTCCAGCTTAAGAATTACAACGAGTTCGAGCCTGATGTTCTGATTATCGATTACCTAGAGCTTCTCCGTCCTACTAGAGAGATTCAGCAGGAGTATCAGGCACAGCAGAAGATTGCCGAGGAGATTCGCGGTGTAGCTATGGAATACAATATCCTTATATGGACTGCTACACAAACTAATCGTCAAGGTCGCATGGTGAAGATTATTACCGATGCCGAGCTAGGTGATTCATACGGTAAGATTCGTACCTGCGATTTTGCAATCTCTCTAAATCAAACCGAAGAAGAGTTTGATGAGGGTAGGATGCGTGCCTACGTCATCAAGTCTCGAAACGGTAGACCCCGCTTCTCTGTTCCCATGAAGGTGGATTACAATATCCTACGCATGGAGGAGGGTGATGATATTCTTCCCGAGGACGTAAATGAATAAGCATAAGCATCCCATGCATTTTTATGATGGATTACAAAATTATAAGATAATTCAAAAAAGCCTTAAGGATGAGGGTCTTTATGGAAAGGTAGATTTTGAGGCTAAGATAATATATCTTGATCCAGATCAGGATGATCTTGACTATAAAAAGACTCTACTACATGAGATTTTCCATATAGGCTTTGATTGTTTTGGATTAAACAACGATGGTAATATGCCCACTATTACAAATGAGTATATTACCACAGTAGCCACCAATATGACGCAGCATTGCTGGTTCTGTAATAGGGATTTATTTAAGTTTATCTTCTCATACCCTAAATAAGGTATGAAGGATTTACAGTTATCAGATATATTTCAAAAAGCAAGTGAAATAACCACTAAAATATCCGTTTATGAGGATGGTGAGTGGAGATTTATATCTTTAGATCCTTTTTCTAATATTAAAACCTTTCAAAATCAGACTTTTTATAGAATAAATCAAGTTTTTGGACTCCTGCGCCAAGAAGTTAGTGACCCATCTAAGTTTTCTGTGAAAGGTGAGGCTGGTCAATTCGTAGGAGTATCACCTTCAGGTAGATTATACAAACTAACGGTAGAAGAGTATAAATCTATTTTTCCAATACCAGTAGTTATAACTGAATCTAAAAATTATAACTCTGAAAAACTTAAAGATCCTAAATTTATAACAAAAATTGTAAAAGGATCAGATCCTACAAGCTCTAATAGCACGATGGCTATGCCCTCTAAAGCAGCAGCTACATCAAACAAGTATTATAATCCTCCAAAAGTGTCTTCAGGATGTGGATGTAAAAATTAATTATGAACCGACTTATTGATTCTCTCGACGCTTTTAGTTGGGAAAATTACAAGACGATCAGCGATGCAGTAGTTAAGTTTGATGAAGCCAACATCGATAATGAGATGTATGCACAGGCTTCTATGTATTCTTACTATCATGGACTGATGAGTCTGGCTAAAAAGCACACCAACGATATTGAAGCAGACAATGTTCGCCTCGCTTCTAAGCTGCGTTCTAGTTATAAGAACACACATAGTAAGCTGACGGCAAAAGATCTTGATGATCTTGTGTTTGCTGATGAAGAGTATAACGCTGCTCTTCGTACACTTAACGATGCAACCTTCAAGTATGAATTGCTCAAGGGACTTGTTCGCGCTCTTGAGCAGAAGAAGGATATGTTGCAACAAGTCTCCGCAAATAAGCGGGAAGAGACTAAACTTTACAAGTAAGCTACTATTATACAACTACTAACAGGAGAAACTAATCATGGCTATTGACCTTAATGCACTTCGTAAGAAGCACGAACAACTTAACAACCCCGGTGGAGCTGCCTCCAACAACTCGAACTTCCTTGAAAAGTTCTACCAAGTCAAGGATGGTAGCAACATGGTTCGAATCCTCCCTTGGAAGGATGAATCCAAGCAGTTCTATGCTGAAACCAAGATTCACCGTATTCCTGCTGAAAATGACACGGTGAAGAATGTTCACTGCCGCAAAGTTCATGGCGAGCAGTGCCCTTTGTGTGATCTGTATTACGCACTGTGGAAGACTGGGCGAAAGCAGGATGAAGAGCTTGCTCGTACTATCAAGCCTCGCGCTCGTTATTACATGAACGTGCTTGATCGTGAATCCAATGACATTAAGATTCTTTCTGTCGGTGTGATTCTGTTCAAGAAGATTGTCGCGTCGATGTTAGACGAAGACTTTGGCGATATTACCGATCCTGAGAAGGGTCACGATTTCAAGATCGTCAAGGAGATGGATGGACAGTGGCCTAAGTACGACCAATCTGCCCCCCGTCCCAAGGCTTCGCCTCTTGGTACTAAGAGTGAGATGAATTCCATCATGGGTAGCGTTCACGATATCCACGAACTCGTCAAGCTCGAAGATTACGAAGAAGTGAAGCAAACTGCTTCTGCTCTGATGGGTGGTAGCATTCCTAAGGGTAAGCCTAGTCAGGGTTCGGATGACGTTTCTGATGACGATTACCTATCTAAACTTCAAAGCTAAATTATGATGAATAATATTTTTCTAAACTCACTTTTTGTTGCAACCCTAGCGATGGGTGTTGCATCATGCCAAGCTCTTGGTAATATGTTTGGTGATGAACCAGTTATTACCACACCTTCTCAGCTTGAGGAGGGTGAGGTTGGTACACCTATCCCTGTAGAACAGCTTCCTCAAGAAATTAGGGAGAAGCTGCCGGAAGGAACTCAGGTAGTGATTGCTGAAAAGGATCAGCTCAAGGAAGAAGCTGCTTATGTCCCTCTTGGCCCTCCAGAAGGCTCTGATGTCGCAGGAATTATACAAGCTGTATTCGCTGCACTAGCGACTTTCATTCCCGGATTGGCTGCATGGGAAGGTGTAGTAGCTCTGTTCTCTAAACGAAAGAGAACTCAGTATGCCAGAGCCTTCACCTCAATCATGCCTTTCGATAAAAAGATTGATATTGGTTGTGCTGTGACTGCCCTCGCTGCTGCAATTGGTGCTGCTCACTCGACATCAGCCTCTAAGCTAGTGGCTGAAGCAGACCCTAACATTGATTCAGGACCACAGCCCGAAGAAACTGCCTGAGTCTTAAAAAACTAGAACTATGATAGGAGGACGCTCAAAAAGCGTCCTCCTTGTTTATACCCTATGACTGAAAAACTTAAAATACTTTGTGTACCATCTAACGAGGGTGGTTGTGCCTACTATAGAATTATTGCTCCCTACAAGAAGCTAGAAGAGCTTTATCCTGATAGAGTAGAGATTAGATGGAATAAGAATCCTCTAGGGATAGATGAAAAGACAGGTCAGTGGATTCCTAGTTGGGATTTTGCTGACATGAAGTGGGCAGATATAATCTTTACTCAGAACCTATGTAATTATGGTGGTAACTATACCGCTAGAATCATAGGTAAAGGTAAGGAGTTTGGTAAGTTTGTCCATTACGATACGGATGACCTTTTAACTGATTTGTATAAGGGTCATAGACTATACGAAGTCTATAAAGAGAAGGGTCTTGGAGAGATTGCCAAGTTTATTTATCATCACTCAGACTTGGTAACTGTAACACAAAACAAGTTTGCTTCCAGAATAGCGCCATTCTGTGGTCCACAAACTACTCTAGCAGTTATTAAAAATACAATAGATTATAACCTACCCTGTTGGAATATGCCTCGCATAGAGAAGCCCAAGAAGAACTATACAAGATTCGGTTGGGTTGGAGGTATTCACCATGAACAAGATCTTAAGTATTTCTCTGGAGTTCCACACTTAGTTAATCAACGGGTAGGTAGAGAGAATTGTAGGTGGGACTTCTACGGACACCCGCCCCCACAGACTCCCAAGGACGATTGGCAGCTTGATGTATGGAGACGCTACAAGGAGATCATACTCCGAGGATTCAAGGGAGTAGGAAACTGGGCTATACATTACGCACAAACACCAGATCGCTATGGGCAGATGTTCACGAACATGGACGTAGCTTTGGCACCTCTAGAAATGAATGAATTCAATGACTCTAAATCCGAGATTAAGATAGCAGAATGCGGTAGGTATAAAATACCTCTAATTGCTTCTGATGTTGGGTGCTACAATGAGTGGATTAAGAACGGGGAAACAGGATTCTTAATTGATCCAAAGAAGGGTATCCCTGAATGGATTAGAGTATTAACCTTATGTGCTAAGAATCCAGACCTAGTAAAGCGCATGGGAGAAAATCTATACAATCTAACCGAAGCTAATTTTGATATGAATAAAATGGTTAAGAGCAGGATAGATCTTTACGAAGAGGTAATCAATGCAAGGAAAAATAAAGTTAATTAGTGGATGGTCTAATCCGGGTGGAAGCACTATCCATCATATAAATCTTACTAATTTATTAAATGCAAATGGATATGATTGCACCTTTTACGGTCCTCATGAGTGGCACTTAAATAAATGTAAGTCTGGTAGATTAAACGAATGCACTATAAGTGTCCATGATACTGTTATCAGCCATTTTATTCAAGTAACTACCAAGAATATAAAAAAGCATATACTAAGTTGCCATGAATCTAATTTGTTTAGATTAAAGGATATACCTCATTCACATTATGATGTGATACAGTTCGTTAGCAACAGACAGAAGCAATACCATTCTATAAATCATCCTTCGGTCATAATACCTCCAGTAGTAGAAAAGTTCGACTGGACTGCTCCTAAAGCTAATAGAGCAGGAATTATTGGTAGTATAGATGCTCATAAGCAAACGCACATTTCTATTGAACAAGCATTAGAGGATGGATACGATGAAGTATATGTATTCGGGCAAATAACCGATTTGCACTACTTTAGTGAGAAAGTTCATCCTTTACTAAACTCCAAGATCGTTATAAAAAATCACTATGATAATAGACAGGAGATGTATAGTTTGGTAGATGCTGTGTACCATAATTCTAAATATGAAACTTACGGTTTAGTTGAAGCTGAGTGTAAGTTAAACAACATACCTTTCTATGGTAATTGTAACAATCCTGAACTTCTTTCAGAAGAAGAAATCTTAAAAAGATGGAAAACCGTCCTAGAATAGTAGTGTTAACAACATCTTATAACTGTGAAAAGTATATAGAAAAGTGTTTAGATTCTATCAAGGCACAGAAGTATAAGAATTTCGTATGTTATGTGCTGGATGATTTAAGCACGGACAATACAGTAAAATTAATTAAAAAGTATACTTCCCCTGTTGATGCTAGATTTATTTTAGGAATAAATTCTGAGAAAACATATCAGTGTGGAAACTACGACAGAATAATTAGAAATACCTCACTTGTTAATGATGATGATATCATAGTAGAAGTCGATGGAGATGATTACTTACCAGACACCGAAGTATTTGATAGAGTAATAGCATATTACAGTAACCCTAACGTGTGGCTTACTTATGGACAGTTTAAGTATACTAATGGACAATTAGGATTTGCTCAACCTGTAGACTTTACTAATCTTAGGACATCTAGATTCACTGCTACACATCTAAGAACTTGGAGAGCTAGTCTTTGGAGACATATAAAACAAGAGGATCTACTAGTTGATGGAAAATATCCTGAATGTGCAGGTGATGTATTTTTTATGTTTCCTATGATTGAGATGTGTGGTCCAAGACACGCCTTATTTGTTCATCACATAAACTACATCTATAATTTTGAAAATCCTATAGGAGAAAGTAAAGGAACTAAATTAGAGACTTCTTTAAAACTTGCTGAGATAGGTAGAACCAAGAAACCCTATTCTATTCTTAAATCTTTATATGAATAATATAACTTTATACATTCCTAGGTGGTTTTATCCATATAATTTAGGGGATTCTGTACATAGTTACTTTATTCCTAAAATTATAAAAAAAAATAATAAGGATTGTAAACTGACAGTAGTTACAGTGGGTGAATTAAAAAATCTAATGGCTCAAAATGAGTTTGTAGATCACATTAGAGATCCTATAAAAGAAGAGATAGGCACTTACGAAGGATGGAAAGCATACTCGTTTAGTGAGAATAAAATGAATGGAATTTATTCAGTGTTTGCTGAATGGCATCCTAAGTTGTGGAATTATTGGAATAGTAATTTTGATTATTTCTACAATCATACCAGTGCAAATATATTAACTGTTAATACCTTACTTCAACTAGGTATGACTCAATATTTGTTTGACGATACTAATCTTCACACTAACATGAAAGTGAATATAAAAAAGGAAAATAAAAGCTTAGGAATCGTACCAGCCACAAAACTAGCTGGAAGAAAAGATCCACATCCCGGATGTGATGGAATTGGTTTAAGGTTTAACGGAGATAATGGAGAGTCTTGGAAAGCATTTGTTAAAAGAATTAAGCAATTAGATCAATCAATAAAGGTCATAGAATATTCAGATAAAAACTTTGGTTTTGGTGATGAGCACGTTCCACACATGAATTGGATTGATTTAAAAGATCAGTGTGCTAGACCTAGAGTTTCTGTTATGAGCGACGGAGGAATGCACCATGTATTTAATCTGGTAGGAACAGATGTAGTTCTTATTGGAGCACAGAAAATTAATAAGCCTTACTTTTTTAAAATGGGTAATGCAAAATTCTATGAGAACTTGCACGATGACTGTATCTCCAGATGCTATAACAATATAAGAAATCTTAGTGGTTGGAAAGATTTAGGATCTACCTGTGATAATTCTTGTCAAAAAGTGGATCCTATAAAACTAGCAGATAAGGTGTTTGAGGATTATTTTAAATGAAAAAAGCAATAGTTACGTTAGCAGTTGGACATAAAGAACCTTATAGAGCTGGTATATTAAGTGCTCAAAAATATGCTAATAAGCTTGGGGTTGATTACTATGTAATTGATAATGTTTACATTAATTACAGATTTCCTCATTTTGAAAAACTTCAAGCATTGGAACTATTAAAATCAGGATATGATAGAGTTTTGTATTTAGATGGAGATACTTTAGTAACTCCTAATGCGGAAGATATGTTTAAAGTTTATGAAGATGATACTAAATTTTATGCATACGATGAGAATGCTCACCCTGAGCTTAAAGGGATGGATAGAGATCCAGATGTTTTAGATGTTTCTAAAGGTATTCAGTGGGAAAAGAATGATAAGGGTAAGTACAAGTATTTCAATGCTGGAGTAATGCTCTTTAGCAAGATTCACCAAGATGTGTTTTCTAAGTATAGAGAGGTTCCAGATCTTCCTAAGATGTGGGGATATGCCGAGCAGACCTGTCTAAATTATTTAATTGCCAAGAATAATGTAAAATGGGAATCATTGGACTATAAATTTAATAGAATGGATCTAGGAAATAAGGATTTAAATAATGATAGATTCAAAGCCTCTATAATACACTACGCTGGTCCGTGTCTTTATACGGAACTAAATGTACCAAGCAAGTATCATCAAATTATTAAAGATTATACTACTCTTTACGAAAATGGTAATAAACAATAACAGACTATTACACTGAATGTTGTAATGGGTTAACAGCAACTTCTAAAGATATATATGAAAATATTTGATTGTTTTTTATTTTTTAATGAACTAGACTTATTAGAAATTAGATTAAATGTGTTAAAAGATAAAGTTCATAAGTTTGTTTTAGTAGAGCAATCCACGACACATCAAGGGAAGCCTAAGACTTCTGTTTATTTAGAAAACAAAGAAAGATTTTCTTGGATAAGTGATAAAATTATTCATTTCATTTGTGATGGCACTGTTTTTGAAAATGAATGCACTCATGATCAAGCAATAGAAAATGAAAACAATCATAGAAATGCTTTATCTATTGTTAAAAATATAGCATCTTCAGAAGACATAATCATGATATCTGATATTGATGAGATCCCAGATATTTCTAATATACCTAAAATTCCAAGCGTAGCTTTCTGTAAAAATTTTATTTATAATTTTAATACTGTCGCTTTACAAGGAAGAGAAGACCTTGTAAATTGGAGAGGGACTATATTCTTAAAATTATCAAATTTGGAAAACAGAACTATACAAGATTGGAAAAATTTAAGAATGCATTTACAAAAAGGTTGTGACGGTTGGCACTTTAGTTATTTTGGAGGTGCTGAACAGATTAAAACAAAATTGAAAAGCTTCTGCCATCCAGAGG